ATCACTATTTAATTTAGTATACAGTTCCATCAGCGCCTTGCCCTGTGCCGCCGCCAGCGGCAGGTCTGCCGCGTCGGACATGCAGTTATTCACAACCTGCCCCGCGTGCAGCACGAATTTCATCCCTGCTTTCAAATTCCGGAAAAACTGGAACAGGTTCATCTTGCTGGTCACAGTGCCCAAAAAATCCGGGAAGCCTGTGATCCCCTCCACAGCCCCGGAATCATCAAAGGCAGGGTTCTCTATATTATAAATGTCCTGTACCGTCGCCGTGCCTGCCGGGTTGACCACGATTGTGATCTGTGCGGCATTCTGCACCGTATGCTGGATATTGTAAATAAACGCAGATGGCGACACCTCGCTCTGCACCGGCATCTCATCCGGGGTGACCGCCTGGATCACGGAGAACAATGCCTCCTCGCCCCCTTCAACCTTTGCATACAGCCCGATCGTATTGATCTGGTACTGCTGGGCAACCCCATCATTATCGAACCGGACACTCACCTGGGCAATATTCCCATGTAGCACCTGCGACGCAAAAGGCACGGTGTTCTGTTCAACATCCTGCAGCCCCGTAAGCCCGGCAATATTGGTGCCAGATGGATATATATGGCTGGAGGTTTTCGCACTGGTAAATTCCAATGCCTTATTATCCGCCAATGCCTGGGCAATCAGGTTCTGCCCGCCTGCTGTGACAACTGCTGACTTGTATGCTCCCATGTTATGTTTCCCCTCCTATTTTTATTGTCCGGACAGCTGCCCCGGAAACTGCCCCAGATATATTGGCTTCGCTTGGGACTAAAGCTTCCGTCTGAAAATAGACTGTCTGGATTAACGTGCTCCCTGTAACCTGCCCTCCCACATGCAGCTTGCCATAGACCCGGTTGCTGGCTTCCTGGTTGGCTATGACCTGGATGTGTGCCGGGACAATATCCCACAATAAATCATACAGTAAATCCACTGCCCCATAGCGGTCAGATGTTACCTTTATCTTCAAGGTAAGGGCTACCGCGTCAGCTTCCATTGCATACCCGCCCTTGCCATACAGTTCATCCAGCCTGTCCCGGAGGAACCCCACCGAAAAAGGCACAATAGTATTGAACTTCGACAGCAGCCGCATCCGGCGGAATTCCAGGGCATCCCCTGGCCGGCAGGTGATCCCAAACAAGCCCTCATAATAAGATGCCGTGTCCCCATCGCACGTAGTGACATAAAGGTTATCCCGCACCCGCGCTGCCATGCCTTCCAAAGCATTTACTGCATGCCCATGCGCCTTCAAGATCTCCTGGAATTCGATAACCGGCCGGAAATACCCCGGAAGCTGCCCCATGAGGGTTCCTGCCACATCATACCCCATTGACCACCACCTCCCCCAGAACCGGCACCTGCTGCATTTCTGCTGTTTCCACCAAATGCAGGTCATCCGCCGACCCGTTAATCCTCACATTTGTCACATTGTCAATAGCCTCAACTGTCAGGATGGCATATATGATCCGGGACACATATACGGTAACCGAATAGCTTATGGCATGCCCCTTTAACGCATCCCCCCACGCCCTGGTCACCACGTCTAAGTACCCGTTGATCTTGCCTTTTATTTCCTGCAGGTATACCTCCTCGCCCCCCTGCACCCCTGGGGCAAATTCCACGCTGCATGCCACGTCCAGGGTCAACGCCACCGCAGTAGTGACGGTTACTGCAGCACCAATCGGAGCCATGCCATAGCCATCCGCAGAAGGCGCCTCCCTGCCATCCCCCGCCGGGCATACCGCATCCTGCACTGCCTTGACCAATGCTTCCGGCGCCGGTTTGAATCCCTCATCCAGGATGCTGCACAGGACAGTCCCTCCCCCTCTCCAGGCCGGGTATACCTGTACTGCCCCCACCCCGGGGAGTGCCAGTATGGCATTCCTGTATGCTTGGATGTTCCCGCCAAACGCCGCTACCCGGAAAGTCTCAAAATACCTGCTGCGGAGCGCCCCATCCCTTTCCTCTTCCGCCCCCGGGAGGATGATATCCCCCAGGGCTGCCGAGGTAAGGCCAGGCACTGCAGTGATAGGCGTCAGGTTCCCTACATAGGCGTTCCCGCAAACCCCTGGCTCCTGGCATTCCATCCGGTACACATACCGCCCAGGGCTGCCCCCAACCGGTTCCCCGGAAATAAATATCACGGAATCCGCCCCATTGATTGTCTTAAACCTGGATCCGGATACCACCGGGGCATCAAATACCCCCTGGCGTACCGCCCGGGTTGCCTGCCGCCTGGCAATCCCCCGTTCCTGCACAATTAAATCCAGGGCATCCCCTGTTGCAGTATCGGCATAGGAATTCCCCTGCATCTTCTCCAGCAGCAGATAGAGCCCCTCCAGGTACCAGGCCACCGGGCCGATGGCCGTCTGCACCATGCTGCCCTCCCTGGTATCGATTTCCTTTGGCACCTGCATCAGCATGTCCCTCTCAATCCCCTTTGCCGTATAGGCAGAAAAATCTATCACAAGGCCACCTCCTTGCCAAATGCCCCAAACACAGTCACCACATCGAAACTGCATGTGACACTGCCGCCTCCCGGATCAGAAAACCGGAAATTTTCCACTGACAAAACCCGGCTGTCAGCCAAGAGCGCCTCCTCAACCCGGCGCGGGAGATCCCCAACTATATAGCCGTATTCCTCCCCCACCAGGCCGTCCAGTTCCCTGCCAAAACCCGAAGAATAAATCTGCCACCTAAACCTCTCTGTATGGAGGATGATGTCTACAGCCTGCCGCATTGCCTCAAGCCCAGACCCCATGCCCGATACCTGCTGCGCCGACCAGTCAATAATAAACGTTTTGGAAGGCTGTTCCGTCCGCCCCGCGGATACGCCCAGCCCCACTCCCTCCGGCAATGTTGCCATCCAAAAACCCCCTATTCCATCTTCGATAAAATGATATATTGGTTCCCTCCCTGCACACGCAGCATCAGCACCTTATCCCCTACTGCCAGCCTTCCACGGACTGAGTCCGTGAGGAGAAGCGCTGCGTCAGGGATCTGCTGCGCGTTAAGGTCAGGCAGCACTTTAAGGGGTGATATGGAAATGACCGTCCCTGCCGCCTTGTCCGTCAGCTTCATGGCCGCAACCGTTTCCTGCACAATACGCTGGATTACCCCTACCAGTTCATACAACGCCCACGCCCCCCAGCTGGGCAAACGATTTAATCTCAATCTTCATCGTGTGCACCCCTCCCTCAAAATTATGTGTCACTTTCTCCGCCAGCAAAAGCCTCACGGCCTCCAGGTCTTCCACGCCAGGAATCCGGACAGGGATGACCGACCCTGCCCTCACTGATTTCACCCCTAATGCCTCTATGGTGGCCGTCTGGAGCACCCGGTTATAATATTGCAGGTATAGCCCGCACATCTCGTCAATCTGGGCTTCATTCAGGTTCTCATCCACCTCACTGTAGTACTGCAGGATGCCCCATTTTTTGATGGTATCCGTGTCCTCGTGTATATAGACATCCGTGCGTCCGCTGTTCTCGTTTTTCCGTACCAGCTTGACCCGGTTATAGGTGTCTGTGTCAATGTCCCGCTTATAGGTATACCCTGTGGCCATGCTGCCCTCCCCGATAAGGGAATTGGCCAGGAGGTCCTTTGCCTCCGCCAGCGTCAAGGCACCAAAGTCATCATAAAAGACAAATATCTTCCCTGTCTGTATAATGGTCTGGGCAAGGGCATCAAAGATGATGTCCAGGCATCCCTCATCCTCTTTTAAAAGGCAAGGGAATACATAGCCGGTATCTGCCAGCGTGCCCACTGCCAGCCCAAAGTCATCCGCAATCCTCCGGATGATCTGGGACAAGGACATGTTTTCAAACACATAGCTTGCATTCGCCTTCAGGTACCGCAGCTGGTCATAGGCAATATAGGAAGTCTCCCCATCCTGGTTCCTTTCCGCCGAAAATACATATCCCTTGAATATCTTCACCCCATCCGCAACGAACTCAACAGAACTCCCCTCCGGGATGCTTGCCGCCCCTTGCCCCAGGATGCAAAATGCCATCTTCCCAGGGCTGTCCATCCGGTTTGTTGTGATCTCCACTTCTTCCACTACGTCTGTATAATCCATGGCAACCGTCTGCTTCACCCCTCCCGGGGACTCTTTCACTATCTGTGCTGTCAAAACCGCTCCCATGCCCATCACCCCGTTATCTGCAGCTGCCCCTCCTGTACCCACCCATAATGCCCCACCAAGATTGGGTAAGGGTTCCCGGATACAATCCGCCTGACCGTAGTGGCTATGTTATCCGCATGGCCATGCGGCTTTGAGCCATAGCTGTCATTACAGTATGCCCCATTCACAACCACGGCTGCCCCCACGCGCATCACCGGCTCTTCCACCGGCCTGGGCGATTCCTGGGATCCCTGGATCCCTATGCTGCCCGGAGTGGCCGCAGGGGCATCCGCCACCACTGCCACCACCTCTGGGGAATGCTGCCTGTACTCCAATAATTCAATCGAATAATAAATGTCATCCGGCTCCCCTCCCCTGTCCTTGACTTCAAAGCTGGATACGATGCATCTCATGTTCGTGTCGTATAGCCCAGACCTGGAGATGATAAGCCGGCATTTCTGCCTGTCCTTAAGCGCCTTCTCAAACTGCTTTACATAATACTCCGGCGGCTTTGCCCGGCTGTTCACATAAGGGGCGCCGGTATCCCCCGGGAAAAAACCCTCCCAGGAAACCTCCTTCAGGGAAGGCTTCTTTTGGACTACCACCTGCCCTGCCCCCAGCACCTCATAAGTCTTATGGTCTGTGGGCATTTTAATGGACAGTTCCTCCGGGTTTACCGGTATTTTGGCCTTCTTCTTCCCAAAAACCACATAAATCGAACAGCTATTCGGAACCCCCAACCCAATCCCCTCCTATCCATGCGCTACCGCTGTCTGGGCATTCATCTGCTCAACCAGTATCTTCTTTACGCAATCCGCTACATCCTGCGGCTTCAAAGCCCCCGAGGCAGCCGCATTCAAGACGACCTGGATCTGGGGCGCCAGGGTTTTCAGTTCAATCTCATTCATGTACCGGCGTTCCGCCAGATCCCGGTAGAGTTTCACATCCTCATCCGAAAGCCGGATATCATCCTCCACCTTCTTCACGCTCCCGACCTTGCCGACCTTTCCAATATCCGGCATGCTGGCGCCCCCAGCACCTGCAAATTTCCCAGAACCGCCAAATCCCTCCGTGAAGCCCTCCAGGTTAAAATTAAAGTCATCCAGCTTCTTGCCAAAGTTTTTCCCCATCTGCGCCCACCCCAGTACATTCGCCCCGACATCCGCCGCGCCCATACGTTTAATTTTCACCTGGTTCTCCCCGTACTTTTCCACGACAAAATCATTGATTGTGTTCCGGAGCCCAGCCACCTTCCCAGATATGTCGCCACCAAGGAGCGCATCAATTGCGCTGGCCGCTGTCTGCACCGCCGAAAGGATCGCGTCCAGTAAGCCTGCAAACAGGTTGGCAATCGCAGTGACCGGGTTGTCAAACACATTGGCAAAAAACTCAGCAAACGTGGCGACAAGATTCCACCAGTACGATATCATCGTATAAAACGCAGTATACAGCCCGCCCAGGACACCGCCAGCCACCGCCCCCATCTGCTCAAACGATACCCCTGACTGGGCAAGAGTAAACACCAAAAATGCCATCCCGGCGCCAATCCCTATGATTAACATCGTAACCGGGCTCCAGGCTGCCGCTGCCACCAGGCCTGAAGCAACCCCGGCCACCCCCGCCGCAACAAATGCCGCCCCGATGCCAATAAGGACCGGGTATATATAATCCCAATCGTCAACCGCCCATTCTGCCCCGGAAGACATCAGGTCAATTGCCCCAGACGCCACATCCGCCAATACCTCAAAACCCCTGATCAGGCCATCCACCATTTTGCCTCCGGCAGCGCTGTTTAAGAAATCATTCAGCTTATCCGATACCTGATCCAGGGATTTTATCCCTGCATTTTTAACCAGTGCCCAGGCGCCATCATAAGTCATTGGGAGGCTTTCAAATTTAGCGTTGGTCTCATCCGCCGCAGCAAACAGGGCTGATTTTATGACATCTGCCGTAATCGCCCCTTCTGATGCCATGTCCTTCAATTTCCCTTTGGGGACTTCCAAGTAATCTGCGATCGACTGGATGATGTTGGGAGCCTGCTCCAGGATGCTGTTATACTCCTCCCCGCGGAGGACGCCGGAACCCATGGCCTGGGTAAGCTGCAGCATTGCCGCCTGTATGCCGGCGCTTTCCGTACCGGCGATCTTAAACTGCTTATTCACCTGCTCCATGAACGCCACAATCTCCTCCGAACTGCCAAAGGCATCCCCGGCCATCAGCCCTAGCTTTGACACGGCGTCTGCCGTTTCCAGGTAAGCCCCCCTTGTGCGCTGGGCTGACTGGTAGATCATTTCCTGCAGCCCCTGTGTTGTCCCCAGGCCGCCGTCCACCTCCTTGATCACCATCCCAAGCCTTGCCTGGGTCTGCGCCATCGTGTCCGACAGGCCTATGAGGCCTGCTGCCAGCCGGATCCCGCCGAAGGCGGCTGCAATCCGGGCAGCTGTGGAAAGCAGGCGCTTTGATATGTCATCCGTCCTTTTTGCGGAATCCCCCAGGCGGTCCTGGGCTGATTTTGCTTCATCAATATTCTTTGCCATCTTGGACGCTGAAATTGCAGCCTGGCCCATTCCGTTTGCCAATCCACCCGAGGCCTTCCGGCCAATGCTATCTGCTTCCCCCATCTTTTTCACAAACTGTTCTATGGCCTGGTTCTGCCTTAATATTGCCTGTTCTGTCCTGAGAGACTGCTGAAGCATGTTTTGCTCTGAAATCTGCGCTCTGGCCAATGCTTGGCTAGCCCGAAGAGTCGCAGCAGCATCCATCCCCTTTTCAGTTTCTAGCTGCTTATACTTCTGAGCCAAATCAGCTATCTTCTCTCCCTGCGCCTACAGCCTCTGAACCTGCGCCGTATGTATCGCCTGCTGACTGGCAAGGACACTTTTCATGGATGCCAGCTGTTGGCCTGTCAGAGCCATGGACTGCGTAAATTTTTGGTTCGCAGAACCCATCCTTGCCATCTGCGACACCGATTGCCCCCCAAGACCGATGAACCGCGAAAAACTGTTTGTGAACCTGTCCTCCAGCACGAGGCTTTCCCGGATCTCTCCCATGCCTTACTTCCTCCCCATCTCTTTTGCCGCCCGTTCCATCATGGCCAGCATTAACAGTTTCTCATTCTCCGGCCTGGCCTCAAAATCCGAGGGGAAGACCCCAAAAGAGACAAAGGCAAAAAACGCCGCCTCTGTCTCCCAGTCCTTCCCCATCAGGAGTTTTTTGCCTCGTTCAGTTTCTCCTGAGCCGTTTTTAAGTCATTCACTTCCATAATCGCGTCCTGGATGATCTGCTTTTCCCCAATGGAGAACATCCTCCCAGGCACCATATAAGGATCCATCACCCCGTAATATGCACAGAGTTCAGAATCCCTTAAGTCCGGCTGCACCATGCAGGCAACTATCAGCTGGTTCCCGTAGGCGTTTTTATCCAGGATCCCTTTTCCATCCGTGCAGCGCCTGGAGATCGCCTCATTCTCCTCCGGGGTGATGCTTTTCACCACCAGCGGGGCAGGCGCCCCATCCTCATCCACAAAACGCTTTAAAACTACCTCCAGTGTCTTCCCTGCCGGTGACGGCTTTAAAAATGCACTTAACTTTCCCATTTATTCATTTCCTCCTAACTGTGATGGTGTATGGAACGATTCCAAAGGCTCATAGTCTGTAAAAGTGAACGGGATCTCCTCCTGGAGGTAATCCACGGAATCATCAAGCATGGCAATAGGGATCTTAGAAAGCGTGACTCCATAGACCGCAACAACCTGGCTGCCTACGGATGCCCCTTTATCCTGGTTTATCACTTGGAAATTGATCTCCGGGAGTTTCCCTGTCCTTTTAAACTCAGTCAGCACGTCCAAGAATTCCGGGGTGCCATAATAAATCGTAAGGCTCCCGGAATACTTGACGCCCTTCACCTTTGTCTGGTTGACCAGCGCCCCTACCACCGGGAATTCCGATGTCTCAAACTCCGCATTGGCTTCAAACTTTTTCAGCCCGAACAATTCTACATTCCGGCCATTCTTTACCATGAAAGCACTCCCAGCTTTTCCTTTCAGCCCGTCATTGGCCAGCAAATAACCCATATTCCACCTCCCTATCCCACATCTGCATTGGCAGATACGGCCACTGTCATGTAAATCTTCTCAATAGAATCCACTGGCTGCAAAGCAACCCCGACCAATACGGAATCCACAGCGGCCCCCTGTGATACCGACACGTCATCCGGGGTGAAATTTTGGATCCCCCCATTAGCCTGCATTTCATTCAGGTACCCAGCAATCCATGCTTTCAGCAGGCCCCTTCCCTTATCGTTATTGTCCGTCTTCCCAATATAAAACAGGCTGAATTGCCGGTACACATCATTGCAGAACTGGTTAACCACCCGCATAACCCGGTTTTTAGAATACTCCTGCCCTTTGTCCGGCATGAAAGAGGTAAAACTGTTGATATCCGTACATACCTTGACCGTGCCAAAATTGTCAATGAATACCAGTTCCCCTGATTTGACAGCCTCACTGACTTCCACATCCGCCAGCTTGGGCACAGCCTCCGCAGCCCCCGGGTACTGCGCATAAGTGAGGGACTGGTTATACTGTGCCCCGGCCTGCACGCCCCCTACCCACCAGGTGGCCTGCTGCGGCGTGACCACCGTACCGTCAGACAGCCTTACCCCGTTATTGACAGAAATCACCCACTCACTGTTGCAGCCCTGCGCCTCCGCCATGACGGCCTGGCACTTCCTCCCGATGCTTTCCGAAACACGCTTCACAAAAGACGCTACTGCCTGCACAACCATGCTTTCCTTGCCGTCATAAACCAGGATGTCAAATTGGTACGGCTCGATGGCAGACAGGAAACTGGCATAACCGGAGGATGCCACCGTAGGATCCTCCCCTCCTGCCAGCGGGGTGCCTGCCGTGCTCTCCAATGCACCCGTCCCGGAAAATTCCACCCAGCCGTTTGCTTCCAGGCCTGCGGCCTCCGTTACCGTCTGGCTGTCCACAACTGCCCCATCGATTACCGTCTCCACCTCATAATTGCCTTCCGTATCAGGATCCTCCTGCACAATAACAGTAATGTCATTGCCGCGTACCCCCTCATGCAAGGCTGTTACTGCCAGCCCCCCAACCGTCCCGGAGGCTTTCGCCCCTCCGGTGCCTGCCAGGCGGTACAGTAAAATTTTAATCGGCCCCGGCGTGGTATCGCTCCCTTTCATCATCTCCCGCAGGAACATTGCCTTTTCATGGGTGATGTCATACCCGATGAATTTGCGCAGGTCATCCCCCGGGATGACCTCCTGCACCACCCCAAAAGCCCCCCAGGACAATGGCTCCGCAATAGCCACAATCCCTTTTTCCCCGATGCTGACGGGAAGGCTCCCCCGTGACTGGGTATTGATATAAACCCCAGGCTGGATCTTGTTCTGGCTCGTCCATGTGCCACCTGCCATCTTGACCACTTCCTTTCTACTTGATTTTTTGTATAAAAAGAACGCCCCTCATCTGAAAGGCGTTCTGATTATCTTGGTTATGCTGTTTTGGCTCTGCTTGCCGCCTCAAAACCTTTTTCGTAGCCATATCTAAATGCCTGTTGGAACATGTCATCTTGTACTGCGTTCAGATATTCGTTAAAGCTGTCATCTATCTTTCTGTAGGCTTCCCGGATTTCATCCGATGCCGATTCCTGAATATCCTCCAAAAACGTACTCTGGTACTGCATTGCTTCCTGCTTTGTCATCTCACTACTCCCCCCTATCTTTCCACGATGTCAAGCGTCATCTGTTCGTAGATTGGCACTTTTACAAAATCAGCAGGTAGCCGGATACCAAACTGTTCTGATACCATTTTAAAAACTTCCATGATTTTGTATGGTGGCGTATTCTGGCGCACAGCCGCCCGGTCTATAGCCTTCAGATAACTGGCAATCTCGCCAATAGGAATCTCTGTTGCATTAGGGATTATCAATTCCTGCTCCATTTCATGGAAACGGTTGATGTACTTTGCGGTAAACTCTGTGCCTTTCTGGCCTGTTAGCTTATGAGCAATGAACTCGCAGCCTTTCTTGGTGACCATGTAGCAGGGGCGGCTCTGGTTGTTGGAATCTAAGTAGGTGCTTTCAGAGAAGAAATCGCCCAGCGCAATTTTGCTCTCGGCTAATTGCTCACAATACTTACGTATGTCTCTTAATAACTCCTTGTGTTGCTTCTTTACCATCTGCGCTACCTCCATAGATGGAATAGATTTGTTTCTTAAATCCTGCATAACAAAATTTTCCTTTCTAAAAATTCTTGATTTCCCAGAAAGAAAATGTTACACTGGATGTACAAGTCCTTTCTGGATTTGTGATTCGAAACACTCGGTTGACTTGGTAGGTTGTCGAGTGTTTCTTATTTTTTTAGTTTTTGGTAGACCTCATCAATCCCTTTTCGTAGAACGTCTGATTCAGACATTTTTAATATTCTACAACATTCTGTTAATTTTTCTACATCTGATTCAGACATTCTCGCTCTCTTAACAATTATTTTAGGAGCATCTGTTGGCCTACCCATTTTTTTCTTTTCTACTTGAACCACTCCTTGACTTTGCCTTTAATAAGAGTTATTCTATTAATATCAGGCGGTGGCAAGTACCGCCTGATATATCTTTTGCGTTCGCCCTGTTTATTTATTAAGCAGGGCCTTTACTTTCTCTTTTGCTTCTTCAATGTCTTTGCACTCGTTTAAAATCTCAAGAATTTTTCTAGTCTGATTTTCTTCTGCAACTTCCTTAAGCAACTCACCTACATTCATTTCTTCGTCCATGCTTTCTCCTTTCCGGCTTCTTGCCTGCCTTACTCGTTAAATCTTTCTTAACTGTAATTAAATTATAACTTATGTAGCTACAAAAGTCAAGAAGTTTTTCAAATTTTTTTCGCCCTACCTACGAAAATTAAAAGAGCACTGCATTCCGCAGCGCCCAGCAGGCTTTATGGGGAGGCCAGGAGCGTACCCTGGCAGGACTTCTCCCCTGTGTTCAATCCATCTCACTATTCTGTTTTCATCTTTTTCTCTATTCAAAATAATCATCCTCCCCTTGACGGTACGTGTAGTACGTGTTATAATATTTTTGTAAGGAGGCAGAACATGAAAGACAGGGATCTTATCAAACTCTTAAAGAAAAATGGTTGGCAGCTTGACAGGATTAACGGAAGCCACCATATTTTTAGAAAAGAGGGTATGACCGTTTCGGTTCCCGTGCATGGAAAAGATGTTCCTACCAGTCTGCTACATCAAATTTTGAAAGATGCGGGGCTGAGATAGCTCCGCCTTTCAAAAAATCAAAAGGAGGTTTTGTTATGTTATTTGTATATCCCGCCATCTTCCACAAGGAAGATGAATCCTACTGGGTGGAATTTCCTGATCTGAAAGGCTGTAATACCTACGGTTCCACCATCCCGGAAGCTATGGAAATGGCACAAGAAGCTCTTACCGGATATCTTTTGTCATTGTTAGAACATGGAGATAATATCGCTTCTCCCTCCGATATTTCTGCCATTCACGCGGATGATGGTTTTTCCTCTCTCGTATCTTGTGACATTAACCAGTACAAGGACACAAAAGCAGTGAAAAAAACATTAACCATACCATCATGGCTGAATGACCGGGCTATTTCTATGGGAATCAATTTTTCCCAGGTCCTTCAAGAGGCCTTGCTTACAAAAATACAATCCTATTAAATATCTGCCGCCGGCCGAAAGCAGGCGGCCTTTCATTTCAATGCCGCATCCAAAGCCTCCCTGGCTCCCGATATGCTATACTCCGGCTCCACAAGGACCGCCTTTGCAAAGTCCCTCTGGTATCCCTGCAAATGGCGGCTTTTTAACAGCCTCCCTGTCGGGTATTTCTTTTCCTTCTGTTGCGATGTCGCAACTTTACTAGTTTTTGACATAGGCATCGCCCTCCTCTAACACTTCCATGGCCGTTTCCTGGCGCGGGAGGCATACCCGCTCCCGGATATGGAATTTATAATGCAGTTCCCCATCTTCATTTTGCCACTGGCGCTCAAAAGTCCGGACGGAAGCAGAGTTTTTGCCCCCGTCCGAATAAGGGAACAGTTCTAACATTTCATCCAGGCCATCCGCTATCTTATGGATTTCGGCATTCCCGTTAACTATGTTCCTCTGCTGCACAAATACGATATCCACCCCCAGGTCACGCAGATAGCGCCCGCCAACCTGCCCGTTAATCTCAGAAGGCATGAAGAATATAAAAAAACAAGGGGGCTTTGTCCCCTGCTGGTTCGGGCTGTCATACACAGGGTAATCCGGGTACCGTTCCCTCAGCACCCCCGCCAGGCTGTCGATGATATTGCTGAGGCTAAAAATCACCGCATCACCTCCCGGACACGTTTGCCCAGTTCATTCCTTATTACGGTTTTATACCTCCCTATGGCTTTTTCCTTCATATATTTCCCTTTTACATAGGTTGTCTTCGTGCCCACCATGATCCCCATTACACCAGCCCAGTCGCCATCAAGCTGTTCCAGCATCCCATTATTGATTATTAAGCCAGGCACAAAGTGCTTGTCTACCCGGTGCCCGTCATTTACATAAGATGCATATTGCATGTTGTTCGCAAGCACCGTGTGGAATACACTGCCGCCAGAAAGCGCACCGCCCATAGGTTCCGTCTGGCTGTCAGTCGCCCAGTGCTGGGCCATGTCCCCGCTCCTGGTATTCGTTCCTGCAATCGCCGCGCCGCCGTTCGGAGGGGTGTTCTCTGTGGCAATACGCACCGCCTCTATCGTTGCCCCTTCCGCCACTTCCTCCAGGATCCTTGGGACATTCTGCCCCGCCCTTCTGAGTTCTTCCATCCGCTTCCTCATCTGGCTCCCAAAGCTTGACATATCCTCACCCCCCAATAATGTTGTCCATCAGCAGCCCAACCTCTTTATGCTGCAGCCCGGTAAGCGCCCCTCCTACCGGGTCATAATACGAAACCGGGTTCCCTGCAAAATACCGCTCCGGCTCATTGCCGTGCCCCAGGTTCCCTCCCCGGACTACCATCAGTTCATCCCCTGCCTGGATGTCCACAGACAGGCCGCAGGCCATTTTTTCCAATGACCGCTCCCTGGCGGCATTCTGCGTCATGCCCGGCCCGCCCTTCTCCGGCTTATAGATCCGGCAGGGCACAGGGGCGTTATTGGCCTTCCTCCGTTCCTGGCGGCTGATATTCCCCTCCATCACCGTCACGACACGATAGATGTCTACGGTATCCGTATACCATCCGCTAAAAATAGGGTTGTTAAAAATCATAAGACAAACATCCCTCCCATTCCTACCATGCGCGCCATGGTCACCAGCTGAGAACCATACTGAGTTGCATTCCAGGCTCCCCACTTCTCGGTTCCCGCAGTAACCGCGCTATTGTCATAGCTGACAGATGTATCCCCCATGACCGCTGATTTTACCACACCGGTCTGGTCTGCCCCGGCAGCTGCCTGGGCAGCGCTTTCTGACCCGGCGGCATAAGTTTTTAGATAAAGGGCAGAAAAATGCGCCACATATAGCCCTGCTGCATACTGCCACATACTCCCCCAGCGGGAGGGAAGGATGCTGTCATTTGCCTGACAGATAAAATTCCGGAGCATCTTCCCTGGCACAAGATCCTTAACCTCCTCCTGCCCTCCCTCCTCCGCAGCCGGGATCCGGCTTGTAAACTGCGGGAAGTCCTCCCGGAACAATTCCTCTGTATATGCCCCGCGCTCCCCTGCCCGGGGCATATTGGCAGCAACTGATTTTGCTGCCATAAAACAGGGCATTGCGGGATTGGTATACCCTACTGGCCACATACGCCTCACCCCCAGCTATTTTTTAGAACCTTGTTTTCCGCTTCCCTTTTCCCCTGCTTTCTCACCGCCCTCCTTCCGGGCACCCCCTTCCCCTGCATCCGGACGCACATCATTCTCAGAAGCCTTTTGAGCCGCCTCTCCATCTGCCCTTTCCAGTTCACGGTCTTTTGTCCCCTCCGGCACACAGACCATGCCGCCCCGGATGGCTCTCTGAACCAAGGCGCTCTCTGCCACATCATCCGGAATAATGCCGATAAAATCCTTCTTGATCCCATAAAACGAGCCATCCGCCCGTTTCACCCTGTAATTCCTCTTCGATATGATAAACATGGTTCCCTCCTTAAATCCCATCCATATAGGTGATCGTCTGGTCGTAGAAAACCTCAACCTCGGACAGGTTCCCGGCATATGCCGTATCATAGCAGAAATTCTCAGTATTCGGGCTGGTCATTGCCCTGGTCAGCGGAGCCAGTTCATCCATGGCCAGGTACCGCTCCTTATTGCAATAAACCACCATCCGGTCACTCCCGTCATCCCCGGCTCCCTTGCACCACCTCGACGCCCCGATAAACAGGTCAGAGCCATTGTGCTTCGCCACATTGTTTTCCAGAAGGAACTTCAGGATGGTCTTCTCAGCCAGTTCCGTCACCTTTTTGGTTGCAATGTAATTGTACTGCTCATACGGCATGATGATATGGTTGGGCATTGCGTCCCGGTCATACTCCGCCCGCTCCCATCCGGCAAGAATGATGTCATTTACATCCTGCAGGATCTGATCCGGGGTTTTGCCCTTCCATTCGGTTTTAGGGTCTGTTTCCCCATTAGGAGACGCATCCATGATCTCCACATCCGCATTATTTACCAGGCCGGTGGTATCGTATTTGGCAAATCCCACATAAGTATTTTCCTCCATGTGCTTGTCATAGGTCATGCGGAGCCCGTCCCGCAGAAGGCTGTCAATATTCCTGCCGGTCATATTGCCCCGCTGCATGTCAATCCACATCACCCGGGTACCGGCTGCAATCATATGCGCCTTAAACATCCCCTTAGAAAAATCTGCCTGCACCATCGGGATGCCGTTCGCCCCTCCGGAGTGGAAGATCCCGTCGCCCGAACCCCCGGCGATCCCGTACCCTACCTGCATGGCAGAGACAAACTCAGCCCACCCTCCGCCTACGCGGATCGGGATATCCCGCGCATACGTAAAGCTGGTAAGGGGCGTCCGCACCATCATGTCTCGCTTCTCCAGTTCCGAATTCAGGAATGCCTGGCCGGAAGCAATCCCGGCAGCATCCATGTTAAAAACAGCGGCATTCCCACCCTGGGCAGACCCGGTGGACGCCACATCCAGCCTCGTTGTGCCAACATTTTTAAAAGCCATACCTTAATATCCTCCTTATGCGTTGGTGATCGTAAGGAGCCGCAGTTCTGCCACTCCGTTTGCATCGGCGCTGCCCTTCCACTGGGCATTAGGCAATGCCACATTGTTCCCGGCGTCCTCCGCCGCCTCGAATCCGCCGACCACGGCATTGGGTTTTGCCCCATTTACCTTTGTCCGGACGTATACTGCCCCGCCTGCGGCCGGTGTCCCGGCCTGGCAGATGACATTCACACACCCGCGCTTCATCACCGGGATGGCCTCGCCAGGGCGGTAAGCGCCTTCATTCTGGTTCATAAAGTCAATGGCTGACTTCACCTCCCGGACTGCCACCCCCAAAAATCCATCTGCCACAGAGGATCCACCCCAGGCAGCTGCCGCCCCATCAGCCCCCATCACAACCGGGGCGCCAAACCGTATCCCCTCATCTCCAGCAAGCGGATGGGTGTCAACCACCATGTCCGGCTGCCGGGAATAGCTTCCCGCATAGCCATGCGGCATAGATGTTCCGATAACCTGTCCCCTCATTCCATCGTCTCCTTCCTTTTATGCGGATTCATAGCATCATACTTTGCCTGAATCGTGTCATTATCTACTGCTGCAGGAGCCCTGTCTGCGGCTGCCTGGGCATTTTTCTGGGTTGCCTGCATGATCGCAGCGATATCGCTGGCCCCTTCCTGCGCCGTAACACACTGGATCAAGGCATCTGAAACCGCCTTGCGCTGTGCCTCGTCCTTAATCGCCGCCACAGAAGGGCGCATAGCCTTCAAAATGCTGGCCGCCAGTGCTTTGTCCACCCCGCACTCCTTGCCATCCCTTCCCGCCGGAACCACTTGGGATGCTCCATCCCCCATTGCCATCCCGCCTGCAAGCAGACGGGCCGCAGCGTCAAGGGAATCCTCCGCCTTGCCCTTCTCTTCCTTCTGCTCCTCTTCCTTCTCCGCCTCCTTGGCAGCGATTTTTTCCATCACCTTGCCCACAATCGCATCCACCGCTGCCGCATCCTCTGTCTTCCCAGGAGGGGGATCCTTTTCCATCTCTTTGCTGCCCTCCCCCTCCTCGTCAAAAGCTGCTGCCGCATCCATTGCCATCTGCTCAATCTCCTCCGGGCTTTTATCCTTTACCGCCTGCCCGAAGAGATTGAAAAGCCATCCCTGTTTTTTCATTTTTTTCCTTTCCGGCCTTTTGGCCTGCCCCTTTTTTACAGTACCTGAATCTAAAATAGCAGCCCGTTTCCCGGCCCTTCCCCGGTCCACGACTGCTATGTGATTCCCACGTATGTTTTTCTGGCTGTATGTGCCGTCCTCATTCTGTACATATTCACACTCATATCCACAGGAAATCTCCCGCTTCCCATTCCGGACAGCCTCTATCAGTTCCCTGTCCTGGATATGGAGGTCAGCCAGGACATAATCCTTCCATTCATCCTCCCCCCTGCGTATGTTCTGGGCATGCCCTTTCCCATAGATTGCCACGTCATCCGGGCTGACCAAGGTGGGCGGATGGCCATTCGTAGCCGGCTTTCCCTCAAACGACGCCAGAGCCGCCTCCGAAAACACTTCTTCCGGTGCCCTGTGCACAGTAACTACCCGGGATGCCTCCTCCCCTGCCAGCCCGATCTCACTCCCCAGATACGGCTGTTCCCCGGTACGGGCAATGGGGACATTCCGGCAAATTAAAAAGCCCTCACCAGTCTCGATCTGGTTGGGGCTTACGGTGTAGCCATAATAGGCAAGCATATTTTATCCCCTTTCCTGAGATTGCATCATAACTTAAGAAATTCCTTTTACCACACTCCCGCCCCCCTTTTTTACATAGCCAATATCTCCATCTCCGGCCACAATTCCATTAATGGACTTCCGCCAATCCGATACTTCTCCAACAATTCCTTCGCATTGGCATAAAAAACGCCATCCCCGCCCGGGCAAACGGCAATAAACGGCCTGCCGTTTGTTGAAATATTATAACGAATTCCCCTCAGTATAAACTCAATATCCAGCCGCATTTCAATAGCCTCTATTAATTCATCCAGGCTTTTCAGCCTATCAAAACCAACACCTGATATCGACATTACCTCTTTCCCTCCTTTAGAACATCTCCATTGACAATTTTATCACTTTTCCGGAACGGTTCATCATGCATCTCTGAGCGTGCCATTTTACCGCCTGGCAACTCTTTCCATCCGTGCCGATGTGGTACGATTGGGTGCTGCTTTGCATTTCCATGATCTGTAAAATCAAGGTCAAGCCTTGGTTTCCCCGTCTTCCCATAATACCGCCTTTGAACGACTTTACCGTTTTGAATTTTATCGTATACACTATTTGGCACGTTCTCCAACGGCACTTTTTGAGCCGTGCCGGAAGTATGCTTATTCAAAAGGGCACTTCTCTGCCAATTTACATCCCTGTAGATCCCTTTCATCTGTTTCCACTTCTCGGGATTATTATACTTCATTTCCCGGAACTTTGCAAAATCTTCCGGTATTTCATTCCCCAGCACTGCCCGGTATTCCTTATGCTGCCTCTTATCCCGGATCAATCTCTGCCGGTTTTGCTCCTTCTCCCGGTACTCCTTGATCTGCTTCTTTGTCCGCGGGTCATGGGTAATCGGGTTCTTTTCCGGGTTTGAAAAGTCCTTATCCTTCTGGATCCGTTCTTCCGTTTTCCCAATCGTAGTATATTTGGCATAGGAGTGGAGACAGTTCGGATGAATATTCAGATAGGTATTCATCAGATCATCCGGCCCTTTTGGATCTACCTTACCAAAAGCCAGGGACAACGGCGGGTAATCGGGATTCGTACCGCTTTTACTATATACCCGCCCTTCCAGGGCAGCGCATACCGGGCAGGTGCTCCCGATCTTTACAATCTGCCACAGGTCATAATCATCCGCTGTCAGGAGTGCGGCCACCTGCGCCTGCCTAGCCGTCGTGCGCACGGCCATGTTGCCATATGCCTGCAGGCTCCACTGGCGCCCTGATTTGTCCACAAATGCAGTAATCCCTTTGTTCTGCATCTCCCGGACCATCTCTGCACTCCCTTTTTTCCAGGAACCCCCTGAAACTCCCTTCCTCAGCACCTGTTGAAGTGCCATTTCGCGGAAAGGATCTGCTTCCAGGCGGGCAACCGTATAAAGTGTTTTCACGCTTTCATAAGCCACCTCTGATGCCTCGGCAATCTCACCCAAAAGGTTATTGCTCAGCTGCTGCACAATGGCCGCCTGCGGCGCTGTGAGCACCCTGGCATTGCGGTACCCGCTGGCATCCTTCCCCGATTGGTAAAACACCTTCTCTACCATCTCAGGGACATAATCCCAGGATTCATCCACCATCCCCTGCAGGATGCGCTGCACCCGTTCCAGGGCAGCTGACTCTGCATAATCCACAAGCCCCGCGCCCCGCTTCCGTGTGATCTCATTGACCAGCGCACGTTCTGTACGGAGGAAAAGCAGGCGCATGAATGTGGCGGCATCCTCGGTATCCGGCGGCCGTATCAGTTTTATCATCCATCTTCTCCCTCATCATCAGCCTTTTCCAAAAATCCCAGCCCAGCCTCCGGATCCGCCATCATGCGGCTGCTGGTGTAGGTCTGCCCTTCCCCTGCCTTGATGCTTTCATCCGATATCTTGCTCCACATCCCTGTCTCATCCACCGTAGCCTGGAGTTCTTTCTGCGCCGTTGCCGAATCAATAAGGTCATTCTGGTACACCGCCAGGACAGCATTCACTTTCCGTTCCGCAATCTCCGCAATCTCTTTTGCATCCGGTGTCCACATCGGCGGGAAACTGATATCCATGTCTTCCGGGATCATCCCCCAGGCCGACAGAGCCATAACCGGCAGAATCCGTTCCAGGATTCCCCTTAACTCCGTCTCCCGCAGCCCGTCAATATAATCATAATAATTCTGCATATCCGATTCCCCGGTCGCGTTCAGGCCAGCTGGCGACCGGCCGAACAGCTTAGTGACCGGTGTACGGGCAGCCCCCGCCACATCCATCATGATCCGGTCATATACATCGGATAATCCGGTAAACGTATACTGAGTGTTATGTATCGCATCCCCTTTATTAATCACCCTGGTGCCAAAATTGCTTTCCATGATGGCCTGGGATGCCATCAGGTTCCAGAACCGGCGCTGCATCTCTGTATTGGCAGTCCCCAGCAGCTGATCCAGCCCTTCCGTCTCCATGTAATTGATATTCGCCCGGAAAGTAAGGGCTGCAATATTCCCGGCCACATTGTCGCGGCGGATCAGTTCGTTATAGATTGCCTCAATCTCCGACTCTCCCCAGTACAGTTCCACTGCCTGCTCCATCCATGGAAGTTCCCGGCCGGTAAAACGGATTACCCTGCTGTGATGCACCCTGGCAACCAGCCTGCCCGTCTCGTCATCCCGGACAGTATAATACGCCGGCAAACCGAAATCCGGGTTTTCCGGGTCTGTGACCATCTCTGAGCCTGGATAAATACCATTCCACCGGTCCAGGATGTGCAGCCCCAAAAAGCTGCCCGGCAGAATGGTATCCAAATCAAGGGGCTGGCTTAAATCATCCTGCCCTTTCACAAGGATCACACCTGCTGCCCCGCCATATAGCCTGCCCCAGTACATCCCTAGGAGGATCTTCTTCCGGATCTGCGTCTGCCGCTCCATCCTTGCCATCTGGTCGAGATATTCCGGATCGATGCCGGACTTGATATCATACCATTTCCGCACCATGTCATTGGGGATGGTTGTAATAATGTTCTGCACAATCCAGTTATCCCGGTACAGGCTGGTCAGAAGCTGGTAATTCTGGGTTAAGCGGGTCATGGGGTATTCCGTGGCCTGCAGAAGGTCCATAGTCCCATAGCCAATCCTTGCCGCAGGGTTTGAAAAAGCGTCCATCGTCTGGATGGGCGCCTGCCTGGCCTGTGTGGTATCCGCCCTGGTACGGCGGGTGTCCTGTTTTTGCTCATGCAACTCCTGTCCTCCAACTTGGCAATATAGTAAAACAAAAATATCTTAGGGCGTCTAAATGGTGGTCCATCTGCTTCACCGGCTTCTCTTCCCCACGTTCCGCTGCCTTCTCATCCCATGCATAAGACTGCATCTCTGCTTTAATCCCTGCACAAGATTCATGGATCCGGATATTCCTCTGAGCCAGCAGCGTAGCCACTACCCGGATCCCGTCCAGAACCTCATTGTTTGCTGGTCTGACATAAAATCCCCGGTTCCGAAGTTCCGCAATAAAAGATGCTGCAGAAGGGTCAACGATGATTGTGCATTGATCCTCTGGATTAGCCCCCATAAAATCCGCCATATCATCTGCATACTGGGCATCTGTCTTCTGCGGGCTGCCGGTACGCCTGGCCTCTTCTGAACGGCTGTCCCACCGGTATTCCCGGTCAACCCAGATAACCTCCCCGTCATCCCAGATTTCCAGGAAAACGCAAGGGTTTGTGGTTCCATAGTCCACAGCAATATACTTCTGGGCAACCGATTTTAATGCTACCGGCCTTCCACCGTCCGTATAGTAGTTCGCCTTGGTGCACATCGTATAGACCAGGCCTTCGGCAACTGCCCACATGCCTTTGATATAGCGTAAGAAGAAGACACCGGCATACATGCCGCGGTACCTTGCCTTAATTGCCTCATCCAGGCTTAAATTGTCTTCCATGGTAAAATGCAGATAGACAAGCCCCTTCTCTTTCTTCTTTTCTATCCATTTCGTCTTAAACCAGTGCATTGGCCCCTCCGGGTTGCAGTTGAACCAGAACTTGCTCCCTGCCACAGAGCACCTGCCTGTGGCCTGGTTCACAAAGGATTCCGGCATCAGGGCAACCTCATCAAAAAAAGCGCCTGCTGCCGTGATTCCCTGCACCAGATCCTGCGAGGCCTCGTCTTTTCCGCCGAATATGTAAAAATAATTCGTTTTGCCCTTTCTGGTGACCTCCAGCATGTTGGGGGTATCCCCTGACACATGGTACACCCAGTGGTATCCCCGGCTTGTCAGCATCAGCTTTAAGTTCTGCAGCACATTGCGCTTAAAGGAACTGATGGTCTTCCCGGCCATAATGAAATTCTGGCCGTCAAAGCACTCCATTGCCCAGAACACATAGCTGAGCGACATGGCCACAGTCTTGCCTGACCGGATCGCACCATCTGCTATGATGCCGTTGAAACCCTTCACCGGTGATTTTTCCATCCACCAGTTCATAACCTGGCGCTGCCTTCGGGAAAACGGTTGAAACTTAAATATCGGGATCCTCTTCCTCATCCGCCTGCTTCCACCCTTTCCAGTCATCCTTCTCTTTCAGTGCATCCAAAAAGCCGTCATCCGGAGCCTCTTCTTCCTCCATCTCCCCGCTTGCCCTGGCTGCCAGTTCCACCCGCTTTGTTTCCAGCATGATCTGGGCATCGTCAAAGCCAAACTTATGCAGGGATTCAATCGCCCTCTGCTTCCTGGCCTGCACACGGGTCAGGGCTTCCTCGATGGCCTGGATCTGGCTGACTTTGCTGTGGTACTCCTTTTCATCACCGTCAGCATCACTCTTCCATTTGACAAGGGTCATGCCTTCTATCGGCTCCCCATTATCCAGATGCCCTATTGATTCCTGAATAGCCTTGATCCGCTTCAGCATCCGGCGTTCCCGGACAGAGGAAAGGCCGATCTCCTGCAGCAGGAGGCGCTGCTTGTCCTTTGGGGTACCCGCAACCAGGCGCTTTTCATCCTCATCCAGGCAATCAAAAAGGAGAGCCTCAAACTCTCCCGTTTTCACTGCCTTCTTATTCCCCGGCGGCCCGCCGGAACTGTTCTTGTTCCCCGGCTGGGCGCCGCGTTTGCGTTTTATCCCCTTTTCCGAACGTTCGCTTTTCTTGCCCCCCGCCTTGCCCGAGCGTTCGCCCCCTGCCTGATCCCACTTGTGGGTGCACTTCCAGCGGCGTACCGTGCCCTCCGGCAGGCTTAGCTGCCTGGCTATCTCAACTAGTTTTATACCGGCAAAGTAGAGATCCTTTGCCTGCGCTATCCTTGGGTCAGGCGCCCTGGCCATGCCGGATCACCTCCTGTTGGTCGGTTTTTGAGGAGAAGAAGAACAGATAACTGAAACTGTTTTTTAATTAATGGTATGTTTCACATGGTTTATCATTTTCCTTACATTTTCAGATACATTAATTGGTATTAGTTTCGTATCCTCATGGCAATTCTGAAATACAACAAATATTTCATGGGCAAATCCTTGACCAATTTCTGTAATCCCTTCAAAATCTAATTCCACCTCCTGGAATTTTTCAAAACGATGACATAATCTCTTTGCTTGTGATCTTGAGACAGGATACGTTTCATATATATTCCTAATCGGTATGTGTGTTCTCGTAAACCCTCCATCAATATTAGAAAACATGTTAAATACCTCCATCAAATTTTTCTTGCTAAAATTTGACAATTCCATATAGATAAGAGTCCCTTTTTTATGTTTCCAATCTTTTGCCCTTGTATCTTCCAAATTACTTACCGCTTCACTATATTTATCATGTGTAAATATCTTCCCATCAGAAATTGCGGCAAATCTGTCTAATACTCTCGACGTAAAAAAGATTCCTTCTCCAGAATGGTTATTGGAATCTGTAGTTAATTTCCCTTTAAACAATTCATTTACAGCATCATCCAATAACTCATAACCATAAAAATCTTTTATTTTTCTAAAAATACCTATACCAGCATCATCAATCATTATTGTTGTGGTAATAAAATTCTGGAAAATCGACAGCATTACTATTTCTGTTTCCGAATGATCTATCGCATTATTCATCATTTCCATAAATGAGTATTGCCATATTCTTTGAATATTATCCGGAAATTTTACTATGTATTTGCTTACATATTTTTCGTATATTAAATCCTCATCTTTCAATTCTCCCCTTAACCGTTTCAGAATAAATGTTTCCGTTCTCTCTACCAGCCTGTATTTATCTTTATCCTTCTCTATAATTTTCTGGTCTTCCATTTCACGAATATATCTATATGCAGTATTTAATGATATCCCAAAAGTCTCGGCTGTACGTTTTGCAATATTTGCTCCATTTTCATTAATCTTCTCTAAAACATATCTTTTTATCTGATTTCTTTTTTCTTCTGTAAAACTCACCTCTCCCCCTCCTCCATTAACTATATTTTTCTTTTTTTTAACTATAACATTTTTTCAGCCTTCTGTAAAGTTAAAAAGCCAAAAAATACCAAAATAAAAACCAGCCGCCTGGCTGTGACCCCAGGCGGCCGTATACGAGATTGTGGAGGAAATAGGGAAGATTGTTGTTTGCTTCCAGCAACTCCAGTCTATATATTAGCACACTTTTACCGGACATTGCCGGACATTTTTCAATTTTCTTCAAAAAATCTCGTAATTTTCTTTCTGACGCTCTCTTCCGTATACTTCCGCTTAGGGAACATGCTGTCCATCTGCCTGGCCACCCCTGCATAATTGTACCCGTCAATATAATACAGCCGGAACATGATCCGCAACTCCGATTTCGGAACCGTCTGTATGTACTCCTCTGCCTGGATGGCCAGTTCCAGCAGTTCCACCTCTTTCTGCTCCAGAAGCTGCCTGTAGCGGTTCCGTAGCCTCTGCTTCCGGGCATACATCGGCTCCGGGATCCCGGTGATTCTGATTGGGCCAAACGTCCCGTCCCTCCTGGTGCCCTTCACCGTGTCCGATATGATAGGTGGGTTTTCCAGGAACCTGTCCAGCTTCTTTATCCTTGCCCGTATGTCTTTGATCTCATTTTTCATGTCGCAGTATTGGATCAGTATTTTTTTATCCACTGAAATCCTCCCCCTCCTGTACTTCATTCCTCCACGCGTTTCTTGTATACCCGTTTACTTCTCAGATATTCTTCCTCTTTCCTCTGCTGCCCCAGAAGCTGACTCAATAAATTTAGAGTTCGGCGATTGTTCTGGTCTTCCTGAAACTTTACAATTCTCTCATAAAGCTTCACGGTGTCTTTATTTTTCCTCCGTTCCCTCCGGCTATTTTGAAGCCTGGTTGCTACGCGGTTCCGCTCTGCCCTATCTGCCGCAAATTCCATCTCGTGCAAAAGATCCTGAAGGCGTTTATCCTCCTTGGACACATTGCCATAGGCATATTGGTATTCCTTTACACACTGGTCAAGAAAATCCAAAAAAATTTCCAGATTCTTTGAGGGGTTTGCTTCTTTTGGCATTTATTTTCCTCCTCCCGTTCGGTACCTCGCATCCAGGCACAGCACCGTGAAGCAGTAGGCTGGCATCCGCGCTGGCCAGGTATTGCACGGTGGTGCAAAAGCCTCCAGGATATCCTTGTATATGGCTTGCTTCGCCCCCCTGACCTCGGCACTCCCTCTTCTCCTTGCTTTTGATAGCCTTGCCATTAATTCCCGCCCTCTTTCTTCTTCTGGATCTTTTTCAAGTACTCCACCAACTCTGTCTCACTGGTAGGAGAATCTTGGTATTTTTCATCATAAATCCCCTCACCCCTATATTTTTTCTTTCCCTTCTCTACCAGGTGGTAATATATACGATCATATTTATCACTCGACCAGCCATTTTCCCGCTGCGGAAATTCCGCGACAATCAACCGGGAACCATTACCAAAATCAAACTTGTAATAATTCACATCAATATGCTCATCCCGATACCACAGCCCCCAGGCTTTATAATCTTTCAGCCACTCTTTCCGCTGGTCATTATTTTTCAGAACCGGGAGTTGTGGCTGGCTTTGCCCCAGGGCTTCCGCCAGGCCAGGCCCGGCAGCCCCCACAGCATCCTGCTCCGCCAGCAGGCCTTTGTATGCCTGGATCTCCATCGCCTTCCTGGTGTAGCATTCCGGCAAGTCCGCCATCCAATATTCCCCCAAGGTTTCCATTTCGTATTCTGCCTCGGATATCATTTGCCCCAAAAGGTTCCGGTCATAGGCCATCGGCTTCCCAGCCTGTGCCTTGCCCCCTGGCCCTTTAAGCCTGTTTTTTTTGCCTTTCTCCCCACTTCCCCCTGACGTTCCCTCCTGCCCTCCCGCCAGCACACGGGGAAGCCCTCCCTGACAAGCCACTCCCCCATCTGGCTCTTCATCTGGCTCTTCATCTGGCTGCCCATCCGTTGCGACGGTCGCAACCGGCGCCAGGTAATCCTCTATGCTGATCTTCCCCGGCAGCTGATCCCCTTCCCCTGGCCGGGTTTCCTTTTGTCCCCCCGCCTTCTTCTCCCGCTTCGGCTTCAGTTCCCGGATCTCCCGGACCTTCATGTCCGGCGTCACCTGCTCCCGCTGGTCCTCTGCCATGGAGAGCATCTCAATCAGCTGGCTGACCGAGTAATCCCGGTAAGGGGCTGCCAGCACCGGCAGTTCCCCAAATGAGACCCTCTTTCCGAACTGCTCAAACAAACCGATGCACCGTGAAGCCCAAGACTTGTCTTTCTGGTACTGGCAATACAGGAATTCCTGGAAGCTGTTATACCCAGCCTCCTCCCACAGCCGCTCCTCGCGGATCAGCCACAGGTAATACCCCGTCGCCACGAAACCGTCCTTCACATCCCGGATGCTGGCATCCACAAGCCCCTGTGCCTCCCCCAGTGTCAGGCCGCTCTTATTGATCTCCTCCATAATCATTTCTCCCTGCTTCGCATTCTCTGATCCAATTCTGCAACCAATTCCGATAAAGCCTTCCCCAAAAATGGGTATTTCTTTTTCAAGGCTGTGTACCTGGCATACATGTGCTCCCATTCCGGGGAATGCTTTCCCGGTACCCGGTCTTTGTATCTGCACCAGAAACCATTATAGACCTCAGCAAAACCCTGTTTTACCTCCTCATTTGTCATAGGCTTTCCACCTTCACATAAATCCCCGGGATATCCGCCCAGTATTTTTCTGTCACTTCGCTGGCCACTTGGGCATCGTCTTTCCAGAATCCCAGTTCCGTCATAACGTCCTTGAGCATTTTGACCAGGTTGTCCGTGTCTGGCCTGCTGGTACGGTACTCGCCGTCTTTATGCCGGCCCTTTGCCGGGAAGCACCACCAGGTTGTCAGCCGGACTGCCCCACCAAAAGCTTTCTCAGGCTTATGCCTCCCCAGGCAGGCGCTCAGCTTCTGCCTGGCAGCTTTTACTTCCTGGGGCTCGTAAAACATTGGCTTGCCATTTACTACCCGGGCCTGCTTCATCTGGTGGGTGCAGGTGGGCGGAGCCATTGGCATATAAAATTCAGTCACCACTCGATTAACCTCCTTCTCAGTTTTTCAAAGCCTCTCCATTTCCCCTTCCAGTCCATGAGCCATAACCTATTGCATATTTCACATCTGAATCCAGCCTGTCCACCATCTGCTGCTGTGTCATGCCTGCCTTCTGGCGGGCTTCTTTCAGGTTGCCCCTCATACACTTCACCCCTTTAACGTGCGAATTTTTTTTTGCTCCCCCCTGCTCAAGGTTGGTGTCCCCTCGTGTGCGGGGTGGGGTGGTCGTCGTGCGTAAGCTTGTCGCACGACTACCCTACCCCCGCATGAGGGGGGGGTGCACAACACTTTTTATTATTATATAATAAGGGTCTTGCGCACCCCTGGGGGGAGCATATGTTTTTTGGGTCTTGCGCACCCCTGCGCACTATGCGCAGAACCAGTCATGTCCACCCCTGCGCACTATGTGCAGGAATAGTCTTGCACACCCCTGAGCACTATGCGCAACACTAGTCTTGCACACCCCTCATTCCTTCCTCCTGATGTATGCTTTTCCATCCTCACCCATGTGTTTTTCAAAATTATCTTTAATATTTTTCTTCTGACGTTTCCCATCACCCAACCAGGCCAGCAGTTCCTTGGACGTCGTTTTCAGCTTTCCTGCAAGTTCCTGTGCAGCCACCGGCCTACCTTCCAACTCCAGATTGGAGAACTCAATTTCAAACTCATTCTGCTTTTTTTCCCTGCTTTCCTCCGCTTGTTTTTTCCTTTTTTGAGCAGCAAAATCCCGGGCAGGATAGGTATCTTCTGGATTAATATCCGATAAAACCCCCACCCCATCTACCTTATGCACCGGATACCGGAACCACAAATTAACCGGAGGAAATTTCGGAAATTCCCTCAGTGTCCCCTCGATCCGCCAGGCCGTAATTGCCCCTACCTGTTGGCGCACAGAATCCAGGATCCCCTGCAATGCCCTCCACTGCCCCTTATCCAGCCTGTTTTCACAGTAGTTAAGCATTTGGTGGCTGCTGCATAAATCGTCCTGGGAAAGGTCATCCTGCCACTCTAAACGGCCGTTCAGATATTGCACACAGGCAGCACAAACTGCTTTATTTTCCTCTTGCTTTAATATATCCTCCGTCAGTTCCAACTCAATCAAGTCCAGAAGTGCATCCGGATCCCGGGCAAATACGCCGGAACCGCTGGCACGGTCCATGGACTTCTTTCCGCCCTGCCCCCCTTTTGAATGGTGGTGGCAGTAAATCACTGCACACCCCAGTTCCGTGCACACCTTATCAAACTGGTTGCAGAAATTTGCCATCTGGTCTGCGCTGTTCTCATCACCGGTAATCACCTTATAGATCGGGTCAATAACAACCGCTATATAGTTCTTTTTCGATGCCCTGCGTATCAGTTTCGGCGCCAGCTTATCCATCGGGACAGATTTCCCGCGCAGGTTCCAGATATCAATATTTTCCAGGCAGCCCGGCTCCCATCCCAAAGCCTGGTACACATCCTTGAACCGGTGCAGGCAGCTTGCCCGGTCCAGTTCCAGGTTGACATACATCACCCTTCCTTTTGTGCACGGCCATGCCATCCATTCCCGGCCCTCTGCAATTGCTATGGATAATTCAATCAGCCCAAAGGACTTCCCTGCCTTTGATGGGCCTGCCAGGAGCATTTTATGGCCTTTCCGGAGCACCCCCGCAATCAATGGCTCCGCCAGTTCCGGAAGGTTATCCCATGCCACTGACATGCTCTCCGGCTCTGGCAGGTCATCATTGACCCCATCAATCCATTCCTGCCATTCATTCCAGGAAGGCTTCCCTATATTGGTCTCCAGGATGAACTGCTTCTTCCCCTTGCGGGTTACCCCGGGCATCCGGGACAGCCGGGAAGGGTTCCTGTTCTGGTTATCTGTCTTTAACCCGTTCTTCTGGCATACCTCATACAGATAGTTGACCCTCCTGCGGTATTCTGCCTGGTCTGCTGCATCCACCCGCACAATCGCGTGCAGGCTCTTATTCCCAGAATACACCAGGCAGGCCACTGGCAGCTCCAATTCCCGGATGATGGCATTCTGCTTCCCTAGGTCCATGGAGTCTGACTCCACCAGGGCATACCGGAAATCCGTCACGTTCTCATTTTTACACCCTTTCCCATCCAGGGGGTTAAACCGGATCCATGCCCCTGCCTCCGGGGCATAATCCCCAACCACTGAGCCAATGTCCCCATTGCATTTGGAGAGGGCTTCAATCAGCTGCCCTGCCGTCCTGTCCCAGCTCCCCCTGTTCGGCAGGTACCTGCCATCCTTCTCCCAGCTTTGTGTCACATACCCCACGTTCTCTGTAGATTCAAATAAGGTTTCCAAATACCGGGACAGTTCCCCTGCTGGGTTCCAGTGGAGCGGTTCATGGAACTCTGCATCCTCAATATAATGCTGGTCCACAATAAGCCCGTCGTTCTTTATTACGCCATCCCACTCCAGTTCCCTGCCGGGCTTCGGTGCCCATCCCCGGTCTTTTGCCATCTGGACCAAAGTCCCGCCTGTGACCGGCGATTCCGCCCCATGGAAAGTATCCCATTTCCTCAGGCATTCCCCCCGGTGGTAGCGTGCAGGATCCCTGGAACTCCACTCCTCCCATGCACTGGCATCGTAGCCTTCCTGTTGGAGTGCCATCCCAACCGTGCACCATTCTGTATAATCCAATTCTGCTGGGTCAAGATATTCCAATATTTCCAGAAGATTCTGCTGTCTGTCCATGGGTTAATCTTTCACCTCCGTTATTCCGGAACATATTCTTGAGGCACTACTCCGGGAGGAATTCTCTTCCATCCCAATGCTGCAATCCTGGCAATCATCTTATCAGCTTGCTCAAATGTCCAGTTTCCCACATGCCGGAATCCCCGAGACTCCAGCTGCTTGATTTGCCTTGGCCTTGCCAGCCCTTCTTTCTGGCGTTTTATCAAGCGGTTTAAAAGAAGTTCTGCTTTCCCTGCGTTATCAATTGTATTCGGATTAATTCCAAATTTTTCTAATGCCTGCAGCTGTTTGTCACTGGCAGGTGCCATCTGGTATCCAAATGAAGGGACATACCCAGATAAATCTTCTGACTGTATGCTCATTTCAAATTGCAATGGGTCTACAAGCTTTCCTTTTCTCCTTTTCATTTCATCCAGCTGCTTTGCCAGGGCCTCCTCCCGTTGGGCTACCACATCCTCAGAAGCTTTATTTTCTGCCTCTTCCAAATCCACCGGGAATCCTGCCGCCTCTTCCAGATTCAGGGTCATCTTCTTCGCCACTTCTTCATTATCGCAAATCAGGTTTGCCGGATGGCAAAGTTCATGGCGGTCTGTATGCCAAAGGAAATCCAGCAGAAGCAAATCCTCCTTGCCCGGATAAAGCCGGGTTCCCCTCCCTACCATCTGGCTGTAAAGGCTCCTCACCTTTGTTGGGCGCAATACCACAATGCAGTCTACAGAAGGACAGTCCCACCCTTCTGTAAGCAGCATGGAATTGCACAGGACGTTATATTTGCCTTTATCAAATGCCCCCAATATTTCTGTGCGTTCTTTGCTTTCTCCATTGACCTCAGCTGCCCGGAATCCCCTTTCTGTCAGAATATCCTTAAATTTCTGGCTGGTCTTCACCAATGGCAAAAACACTACGGTTTTCCGATCACTGCAGTACTTGGCCATCTCATCGGCAACCTGATATAGATAAGGATCCAGTGCAGTTGCAATCTCCTTGGATTTAAAATCCCCTGCCTGCATCCCTACTCCGGCCAGGTCCAGCTTCAGGGGGATGGTCAGGGCCTTTATAGGGGAAAGGTATCCCTCACGGATTGCCTTGGGGAGGGTATATTCATAGGCCAGGCTTTCAAAATATCCCCCCAGGTTCCGCATGTCGCCCCGATCCGGGGTTGCCGTCACCCCCAGCACACGGGACTGCGGGAAGTGCCCCAGCACCTTCTGGTACCCGTCCGAAATACAATGGTGCGCTTCGTCCACAATGATGGTGTCAAAATAATCCCCCGGGAATTGTTCCAGGCGCTTTTCCCTCTGCATGGACTGTACCGATCCCACAGTGATCCGGAACCAGCTTCCCATGCAGGTGCTCCCTGCCTTTTCAACAGCGCAATTCAGCCCGGTACTTTTAGCGACCTTGTCAGCAGCCTGCTCCAAAAGTTCCCCCCGGTGCGCCAGGATCAGCACACGGCTGCCCTGGCGCACACATTCCTCTGCAATCTTTGCAAAAATAACCGTTTTTCCCGTGCCTGTTGGCAGCACCAGGAGCGTCCGCTTTACCTTGCCCCACTCCTGGAAGACCGCCTCCTTTGCCTCCTGCTGGTAAGGCCGTAACTCTATCTGCCGCCCCATCAGAACCTCCCCGCCGTGTATTTCAATGCTTCCTTCGGGTAGAACCGTTTAACCTCATTGATTGTCCTGTCTTCCCCATCCTTCTGGTAATGCCGGATCCCAAGTTTCAGGCGCCCCCTGCAGCCGGGGACGGCCTGCCAATCCATGCGGAGCGCCTCCCCTTTCTTCTTTAAGCCGATAGATGCAAAAAATGCTGATAGGAGCCTTTCCACCCTTGAATGGAGGAAAAGGTTATGGGTGAGGTATATTTCACCTTCCGGGGCATCAATCCGGATATGCAGGATCGCCTTATTGCATGCCGGCAGTTTTTCACTGCCGTTATGCCGCCCACGTTCAAAATTCTCAACGGTAAAATCATAGTCCCCCTCTGGCAGGGTGATAAATTCATTGCTGTCCTTCTCAATGGAATCATCCCATCCGAATTCCCGTTCCATTGCCTTAGTCCCTTCCATCATATCCTCCTTTTAATCATTAAAAATAAGGGCATCCTTTTCTTTCATTTCTTGTATTATCCCATATACCTGATCCCACGCTGCCACCAGGCAGCCCTCCACAAAATCTTCTGGGTATTCCCACACCTGCATGTCCCCGGGGAAGTACCCTCGCGCCTCCACTACATTTTGGATATCCCATTCATCTACCTGGTTGGCAACCATCAGGTCACGGAGTTTTTTTGGCACGCGGGGGTCAACTGCGGGCGCTTCCGTATTTTTGCCAGGCCCTGGCTGGCCGCCGTCCCCCTCCCCTGGAACCATGGCCACTGGCTCCCCTGCAGCCTGGGCAGGCGGTTCCGGCTGCAGGGCAGGATCCCTAGCTGGCTGCTGCACAGCAGAATTGGCCATCCCATTGCCCTGCTCAATGATGTGGCGGACCGCCCCATAGCCAAACTCAGTCTCCTCCGGCAGGCCATAACGGTTCTTTGCGTCCCAGCATGGGTGGTGCTGGGTATGCATGACCCTCTTACCCCCCTGTGCCTTCCGTTTCTTCCCCTTGTCATCCACCGCCACAGACCATGTCTTATAATTGGCAAACAGCAAAGCATCGCTCCATTCCTTTACAAGAGGGGATGTCTGGGATGATGTCTTCTTTCCAAGCTTTAACTCCCAGCGGTCATAGGCCCCCATCTCATCTGGCTGCTCAAACTTCCGGAGCATTGCATGGGCAGTGAGGACAACATTCACCCCCCGTTCCACCACTTCCTCCAAACTGTTTAAAAACCTCCCAAACTCCTCCCTCACATAAATATAGCCAGAGCCATACCCGAAACTCTCCAGCCCGCTTTTCTGGTGCTTATCGCATATATGCTCTACGCACATCTGCTCTGCCCAGTCTACGGTATCAATAACCAATGTCCTGCAAATGCCAGGATGGTCACGGGTATATTTAACCTGTTCCAATAGCATTGCCCAGCTGGACGGTTTTTTAAATCTGGCTACATCCATTTCCTTTGTGCTCCCCTCTGTGTCAATGAATATGGGGTCTGGGAAATGGGACGCGAATGTGGACTTCCCAATGCCCTCCGGGCCATAAACGGTCACTTTTTTTGCACATGGGATTTTCCCTCTGATGATTTCCAAATGGTTTACCTCTCTTTCCTGATATAATTATGCATTCCTACCGGGATCCTAATTTTTGTCGAAATGGCATTTATGCCATCCATCAGAATACCCCCGCCTTCCATCCTTTTTTATTCCCTTCTGCCATTTCCTGGCCTTTCACATACCCGTCCTCGATAATAAGGCTACATTCCTCTCCCAGAGATACCCTAGTAGCAATCGCCTGTAAGCCTTCTGCCTCCAGCCACTGCCCGAACTCATTTAAGGTATCCAGATCCATCTGCTCTAGCTTGTCCAATAGCACAAAGCCGCACTTGGGGTTCAGCTTCCGCACAATCGCAGTTGCCACCTTCAGCTGATCAGACCCTGACATGTTGTCCCACTGGAAACCATTGTAGGCCAACTCCCCTGCGTTTACCGATAATCCAGGAAGCGGCAGGTCTGCCTGCGCCAGGAGGGCTTCCTTCTTTTTTCGGACATCTTCAATCTCTGCCGTGTATTTATCGTACTGGCTCCGGTATTCCTTCGCATCATCCTCCGCTTTTTCCCTGTCCAGGTTCGCCCTTATCTTCCGGTTTGTTTCCTCAATGTCTGCAATATTTCTTTCCAGTTCCTCCGTCGAACGGTCCTGCAGGTCACTGGCAGATGTTCGTGCAATGGCCAGATCTTTTTCCAGCTGTTTCTGTTTAGCCAGCAGATCCTCCAGTTTCTGTATAATGTCCTGGTACTGTTGTTCCAGACGATGGAGGTTTTCCCTCTTTCTCTGGTTCTCCCCATTCTGCACCAGAATTTCCTGCTGCTGCCGGATCAGCTCAGACATGGATACCGGCTCTTCTGGAGCCTCCGGATAATACGGCTGCTCCTTTGCATACTTTTCCTTCTGATCGGCGATCCGGCCGATCGTCCTCCTCTGATTAAAGGCTTCCGCCTCCTTCTGTTCCAACTCTGCCAGTTCTTTCCCTACCCCAATGATATTAAGAAGTGTCTGCGCCTTTTCTTTGCTGGACGCCTCCATGAACCTAGGCAAGTTCAGTGCCAGGGTCTCCACAAATTCGTTTAAAAGCTGCTGGCCGCTTTTCTTCCCGTCCGGATCCGTTACTTTTAAATCACTGTTCTTTCCCTTCCGTTCCACCACCAGCCCATTGCTCATAACAATATGCAGGTTAGGGGGGATCACGGAGCCATCCCGCCGAGCCTGGGAGGGCCGGAACCGTTCCCCGCCCAACGCCCATGCGATAGAATCCAGCACCGAGGTTTTCCCTTGGTTGTTTTTCCCCCCGATCACAGTCAGCCCATTCAGCGTCGGTTCTACCTTTACCGCCTTCACCCGTTTTACATTCTCAATCTCTAGTTTGTTGATTTTAATTGCTTCCATCTTGACATTTCCTCCAATCTCCCCCATAATAAGGGTATTGATATGTTTTTTATCTTTCCGTTTCCCCGGCAGCGTCTACTGCCGGGGTTTCTTCTTTCCCAGCCTCCCCTGGCCATAATGCCCCTTCTCTCATGCCACAAACAATACCCCGGCCACAATCGCCAGGAAGATGCACACGCCCCCCAGCACCAGCACTGCCCGCTCCAGCTGCCGGATGTACCTGGCCTGGCGCTGGCCGGGGGTCAGGTAGACCTTCCCAATGGGTTCATACATCAGTTTCCTCATAGTTCCCTCCTCTCAGCTTGTCCAATGTCCCCGCCATCAGGCGGGCCCTGCTTTCCCTTTCCGGATATGGGCTGACTTAAGAGCGGGGTACACAATTGCTGCAACCCTGTCCAAAATCGCCTTCACCTCTTCCGGGGTCTTATCCCGGCAGTAATCATCATGGAAGTACATGGTGACACCCCCGCTTTTTACCACTTTTACAATCTTACCTTCTGCCATTTCCCTCCCCCTTCCGGTATATTGTATGCCCTATGGTTTGTACTTGTTTCTATGGCTATTGAATTTCCGCCCTCAATATCCTCTGATGGATTTTGAACAGATCCTCCAAGGCATCCCAATTCCGAATACTGCCCAAGATACTCCCATCCTCGATTCGCTGGTAACGAAACAAATTTATGAACATGAGCAAAGTAACCCTTCACCATTTAGCGTCCCTGCCTCAAATATAAATACGTTTGACATCTCTGCACTTGAGGCGGAAGGCTATCTTATCCAGCCTTTTAACAGTATCGGTGCATATCATCTTTCCCTCACTGAAAAAGGGGAGTGTTTTGTACTAAATGGTTTCGTCCCTGATGCCGCCTTACCAAACTCAACTTTTAATTTCAACAATACTACTTTTGAAAACTCTGTTGTTGGCTCCGGGATATCCGGAAACCAGCTTACTTTTAATGCCAACTCCCCACTGGCAGAACTAGAATCCCTCATCTTATCAAAATCCGCCAATGACCAAATAGAGTTAAAGGAAATGTTGGCAATCCTTCGGGATATTCAAAGCTCCGAAAAGCCTGTCGATAAAGGCCGGCTCTCCCGTTTTTATGAGGTCGTTAAAAAGAGTTCTGACCTTGCCCTTCCCATCGGCAAGTTCCTTTTCGATGTCTTCTTTAGACCCAGAACCTGATGGGATAAAACCATTATGTTTTGCCCACAGTTCAGTAAGGGATAGCAGAAAATCCATTACCTTTAAAACGGTGTCACATTCCTGTTGCAATTGACTGTTTTTCAACACCACTGTTTTTAAAAGTTCACAGTCTGCACAATTTTTGCATCCCTGCTCTCCGGCTCCACCAAATCCAGCAGGCGAACCATCTGAAATTGTTATTCGTTTCACCCCCTCTCTAAGCGCCTCTGTCTGATACACTTGCCCTTTTTCCCATCATGTCTTATACTGTACTTATAAGCCTCCATCAAGGCTGAGTATAAAGGAAAGGAGTATGAAATTATGGATGATAAAACTATCCATGAATTGGCAATTGCTTATGCACAAACGAAGCTCATTAAGGAACAAAACACCATTGGATATAACCTCGATCACACAAGCGAGGAAATTCGGTCATTCCTTGCAACTTATCATTTTGCATTACTTCACATCCCTGAAGAAGATAAGGAACTTGACCTAAGCAAGCTCTGTTAGATTACTCTCCTCCTGGATGCTTTTTGCAGTACATCAATTGTATCCAGGAGAATTCTTTCTGCCCTTTCAAAAGTAATTTCCGGCTCTTTTTCCCTAAGAAAATCAACAATACTCTGTGCCATTTGAGCCTTGTGCGCCATATGCTCCCTTATCTCTTTATCTACTTCATCCGAACTCACTATCGTTCCACCTCCTATTCTCTTGTCTATGTGCAAAACTGCCGTCTCACCCCGCCCCCTCTCTAAGCGCCTCTGTCTGATGCTGCACTAGGCATTCCTGTCTGGCAAATCCCTCCATCCTATGCTATAATCCCTACATCAGCACCGCCATGCTGAAATAAATAGGAAAGGAGAATGACGCATGAATAAAGAAGAATTATCCTTGGAACTTACCAAGCTTATTTCCGACAAACTAATTACTACAAACAAATTTACAGAAAATGCTGGTAATCTTCCGAAAGCTATCGTAGAAGCATACAACTTTATCTACGACAACATTAAGACTCATTCAGAACAGTAAATATATTAACCATCTGTTCTGTCAATTTAACTAGTTCTTCGATTGAACAATTAGAGGACTTCTCTGCAAGTAATTTCAGTTGCTTATGGAGAAGTCCTGTTTCTTCTTGCAGAACATTCCTTAACTCCGTCTCACCCTCACCTCCTATATTTGAGAAATTTCTAAAATTATCAAAATTTCTTTGCATTTATTTTTACGACATGATAAAATTATTTAATACCATGGCAATATTCTGGATGATGACATATGCTGAACTGCATGGCAACATGCAGAAGCACGGATAAAAAGCCGTGTGATAACATATTTGGAAGAACCGGCAATCACGCAACTCGTAGATGATTCATTTGCCAACATTTTAGGAGGTAACAATATTACGAAAGCATTAGAAAAACAACTTGTTACATTTAATGACCCAATGGATGAAATTAATTCTAAATTGAGTCTTTTTGATGCTACTATTAATAATCCTATGTTGGCTGATCCTGATATTTCAATGAGGGATTTAGCTGATGGCTTTGCCCGGCCTGCTGGCACTCGTGAAATTATGTCCCGTATAGCAGGCCATGTTAACATGGGTAAATTCTTTGCCCCTCTGCCAGGTAACTGGCACTGAAAAACTGGGTTAATTCAACGAAAATCCGTTTTCACAGAACGGACAACATTGAGCCAAGCCAGGCATGTTATCTTTGTGTGTCTGGAAGGTGCAACGCATAGACAGTGAAGGTGATAACCCTGATAATCTGCCCACGAACACCCAGCATCCTGAATATTGTCAATGTACAAAGCTGCTGGTTTATCCAGTGGCTTTTTGTATCACCCCCCTTCCTGCTCCCGCTCTGCAAAATCCATAGGGTCAACCCCGAGGAATGCACAAACTTTCAAAAATTCTTCGTCTCTTAAATCCCGATCTCTCTCATCATTCATTAAACTATCATATAGTGCCATATACGAAAGACCAGTGTCTCGTGCCATCTTTGAAAGGTTAATTCCCTTTGTTTTAATATAGCTAGAAACCCTTGATGTCACTTTGCTCAAATCTACACTCCCCTCTCTAACCCCCTATGTCATATGGAAACATCACTCTTGTAATTTCTATTATTGCTTTGTTTCTACCGGTTCAAAAAGATAATGATGTTCAAAATGGAAATGGCAATAGCATAGTACTGAAATCCGTTCCCCTTTCCACTCCGAGTAAAGAGAACAAAACTAACCCATAAAGCCATGGTTCCTACTACCAATTTAATAATTATCAATGGGATTATACTCAACTTTTCCACCTCTCTCTTCAATTGATAGTCTTTTTTCTATCTTCTCTCACCTCCCTTCCTAGGTTACTTCTGGCAGTTCGTCTCTACTTTTAGTAGAATAACAAGGCAAAAAAATATAATCTTGTGGTATCCCGTATAACTTAGACATCATTTCCACTTCTGGAATTCCAGGAATAACCTTGCCCTTTTCCCAGTTTACTATAGTGGTTTTACTCACTCTCATAGCCTTTGCAGTATCTTCTTGTGTCATTTTCGCATTTACTCTTGCTGCTGCAAGGCTAATCTGGAATTCTGCCAATCTATATCACCTCACTTTCTATATTGTATTATATTCTACTTTTTGTAAACTGTCAATACTTTTTGTAAACTTATTGTAATTATAGTATTGCTTTTTTCTACATTTTGTTATAGTATACTCATAGGAGGTGTAAACCAATGTCAGAAGAATCCTATAAAAAGATTTTCTCTAGAAATCTAAATTATTATATGAAAATAAATGATAAAACTCAAAGTGATTTAGTAAATGATCTAAATTTCAACAAATCGGCCGTATCAACTTGGTGTAATGGAACACGATTGCCTAGGATGGATAAAGTGGAAATTTTAGCCCAATATTTTAAAATAAATCGTTCTGATCTAATAGAAGAAAACTCCACTTCCGACAATGACCACTATTATCTTAATGAAGAGACCCGAGAAATTGCCCAAGAAGCCTTTAACAACCCAGAGTTGCGTGCTCTCTTCAAGGTTGCCAGAGACGTCCCCCCTGCACGTCTCCGAGCGCACATAGAATTCATGAAAACCCTTAAAGCCCAGGAACAGGGGAACACGGATGAGGGGTGCTAATTGATACAAACCAACATAAGATATATTTTTAAAAATGAATCAAGGAAGGAAGTCTACATGGATCACCCACTCCTAACAGAAGATATTGGCGTTTATTTTCTTGACATGGATACCGCTGTGAATGAACAAATAAATTTGAATGAGGATGGCAGTTTCTCTATCTTTATTAACGCTCGCTTAAATTGGGAGAGACAGATGATTGCTTACTATCACGCATTGAAGCATATTTTAAATAACGATTTTAACAAAACTTGTGCAGATGATATAGAAAATGCTATGTAATAGTGAAACTAATATTGAATAATTGAGGAAATCACAATGAAAAACATTATTAAAATTACAAGTCTGTCTTTTGCTTTCATTTTTATAGTAATAGGCATAATCGTTATCCCAAGCAAAGATGTAGATAGCTATACCAGAAAAGTATCCATAAGGCTTTTCTTAGTTGGATTAGTCCTTATTTTTTTCTCATTAAATCTACATAAAAAATTGTATTATTTGAAAAGGTTCAAGCCAATAATCGATAATTATAAAGCAGATAAATCTGAATCGTTAGAACAACAATTTCAAAATGCAACTATTTCTAATCTCAACGATAAAACTTTTTCGGACATGGATGATTTCTCTCCTTATCGAAATGACCCTCCTTTTCCGAATAGTGATTTTATAAAAACCATATTCTTACATATGTTTGAAAAACATCCATATAAAGAAGATGATGCTTTTCCTAAATATTTCAACTATGAATATGGTATAATCAATATGCCAAGGTACTTTAACGAGATTAAAGATGAAGGATTAATTACCTTATCTCCCCCAGAAGAAATCCTTGGGTTAATGAAAGTATCCGAATTGAAAGATATTCTATCTGAAAGAACGTTAAAAAAAAGCGGAAAAAAGAGCGAATTAATAGAACGAATATTATCTCATATTGATGCAGATGAATTACCTATAATAAACGAACATTATTTTTCGCTATCTCCAACAGGAAAAAAATATATAGAAACTCACCATGATTATATAATACTTAAACAACACTCTGAATGGGGTATAGGCTTTTGGGAATATCAAAATGAGAAGGATAAAACCAATGGCACGAAAAGCTTTAATGAAATAATTCTTTCGCTTTTAAATACTAAGATATTGGAGATGAAGAAAGCGAAATTCGGAATGAGTCCTTTTGAGTATTCTGAATTGCATAATTTATATATCAATGCGTATCAGCTATTTCTAGATGAAGAATGCTATATCGATGCGTTAAAGGCACTGTTCAAAAATGTGTTATTATCTCTTAGTGGATGTAAAAATAACTATTTAATTGGATACAAAAAGGATTTAAAACTAAAAAATCAAGAGGTAATGCTAAATTACTCTCCAATAAAAATAGACAGTTATGTAGCTGCATCTATATGCGAATTAAGGGAATACTATAACGAAAACATATTGTCAGATGTTTATAAAGAATTTATCGGCCCATATAATCTATGTACATACGAAATGTTACGTGAAGTTACGGCTTTAATCTTTAATTCTTCGATTTTAGAATTAAGTAAATATGACAAAATCATTAGAGATTTATTTATCAAAAAATTAAAATAATAAAAAACCTTCAACAATATAAAGCCTCCTTCCTATTCCTGGTGACGATGTGAAAGTACTGGGACAGGTGATGAGGAAGGCTGAGTGAGATTATAAAAATAGATACTTTTATTTTAAGAGAGGAATATCCATTATTATGAGTAATAAAGAATTAGCAATTCAATTATTAGACCGTATACCTGAAACGAAGATGTATTATATTCTCGGAGTATTAGAAGGTGCCGCTATTCCTGATGAACTCCCTAATGCCGAAACAATAGACGCAATCCAGGATTTAGAAAATGGCGACAGGATTACGGTTTTGGGAAAGGTGCTGGGGAAAGCGGAAGAAGATTGATGGAGAGTATAAGATTATAAAATAGCTTTTAATCTATAATACAGAAAGGGCATCTGCTGTCATGGCAACTATAGAAAAATTATATTTATCCATCCTGAGCGGAATGCAGGACAAAAATATTAAATTCCGGGATTTGCAAAAACTCCTTAATATATTAGGTTTTGAATGCCGTATAAAAGGTGACCATTTCATATACTCTTACAGTAATCTTCCGGAAAATATAAATATTCAACCCAGTGGTAATATGGCAAAACCTTACCAGGTAAAGCAAATCAGGACTTTCTTACAAAAATATCAGCTTAAATTATAGGAGGTATCCCATGTATAAATATGAACGTATTATTTACTGGTCAGATGATGACAATTCTTTTATTGTCGAGGTGCCGGAACTCCCAGGCTGCATGGCTGACGGTGCAACCATAGAAGAAGCGATCGCAAATGCTGAGGTCGTTATCAAAGAGTGGATTGAAGTAACATTGGAAAGGGGGCTTGAAGTCCCGGAACCAAAGGGACGGCTTATGTTTGCATAG